CAAAAATCCAAGTCCTTATGCATCGAGAAGAACTCTTGATCTTATTAACAGAATGATCGAAGAACAAAAAACTAAATTAAGCGAACTTAAAGATCAAGACCCAGAAACTTTATTAGGATAATATGCTTAATTTTAAACAATTTTTACTGGAAAAGCATGGAGTGAGCCACGATTTTTCCTCAACTCAAATAAATTTACCTCTTAATTTAGCCAGTAAAATTATCAAATGGGGTAAAAAAAATATAAAACCTGAAGATTTATTTGATCCTCAAAATCACGGACGAGAAAATGAAATACATGTAACAGTACTTTATGGTATTAATGAAGAATCTTCTGACCAAATTAAATCTCTATTAGAAAACCAAAAGCCCTTCAAGTTAAAATTAGGTCAAGTTTCTTTGTTTAAAAACAATGATAAATTTGATGTTATAAAGTTAGAAGTAAATAGTCCTGATCTTATTAAACTTAATAAATTACTTAGAGACAATTTGAAAGTAACAGAAACTCATCCATATAGTCCCCATGTTACTATAGCCTATGTAAAGAAAAATAGTTGCGATGTATTAAACAAAAATACATTATTTAAAAACAAGGCTTGGGATGCAGATAAGATTATTTTCTCTTCAAAAAATGGAACTAAAACTCAAATTAAATTATGACATCTTAAATAAAATAAATATCTTTCATAAGTTTCTTGCCCCTTATCTATCAAATCAGAAGTCACTAAAGGATTATATTTAGGAATAATAAAATCATCCATTTCTAAATCATCTCTTAAATTAAGATAATCTTTAATTAGAGATAAACCGTTGCCATCTGTAATGGAATTTAAAGTTAAGCACAATCCATTGGTAGATTTGGCCATTTCGCAAATTCTTCTTAAACGATAGATATAATAACGAAACATACTATCAGCATCTTCTTTATTCTTTACTATCCCATTCAAAGTTGCCTTAGCTTCTCTTATTACAAATATAAATTTGCAAATTTTATAAAGAGATTTATTACTAAAATAAAAATTATGTAAAAGGTGATCCATCCAAATAGCTGCTAAACTGTTCAGTTTATGTTTTTGATTAGTAAGACCTTCTAATCTAAAAGGATGATCGTAAATTATGTTAGGATTATACCATTGAACTCTGGGGTTTTTATTTAAAATGTTACATAACACATCACTTCCTGAACCGAGATGACTAACTATAAATAGTATTTTGTGCATAAATCACTAATATATAGTGAGTTAGGTTAGAAGGATATTTTCTATGTGGATAGACTTTTTCAAACTTTTTAATTACGCCTTTGCACCAGACCCTTTATCTAAAAAGTCAGATAAAAAGAATTTAACGGGTGCTGGCATTACCCAACAAGACGTTTTCCCAGATTTAAGAAACACCGATAGTTTAACATCTGGAACTGGCGGCTTCGTAAGAGTACAAAATGATCTTATAGACCTTACAACCACAACAAATAGAGTAAACCGATATAAAGAATACGAAAGATTAGTAGCTAGTGTTGCTGAAATTGAAATGGCAATGACCGTCTTTTCCGATGAAGCTTGTGTTTGTGAAAATACAATAATCAATACGGTTTTCAATGGCCCTAAAACTATCAAATGGTTGGCTCAATCCAAAATAGATGATAAATTTCCAGTCTTTTGCTATGACTTTAAAAAAGAAGACTACACAATAGGATGGGCTTATTCTCCACGGTTTGTAAAAAGAGCCAAAACTGTAAGAATCATTCTAGACAATGGCGAGATAGAAATTGTTACGCCAGATCATCAAATCTTAACTAGAATTGGCGAGTGGATTGCTGCTGGCGATTTGCAATTTGGTAATAAATTAATGCCATTCTATAAAGTAAAAGCCAATCAAAATCTAACAAAGTCTAAATTCAAGCAATTTCCTAGAATATTTACACAAAATAAAGGTTGGGTACATGAACGACAATTTTTGGATGAGTGGAGATTGGGAGTAGATATCCCAGAATATGAAACGATTAACAAATTAGGTAGATTGTTATGTCAAAAGTTAAATATAAATGAAGTTGCCAATATCTTAAAAACAGATTGTTCCAAAGTACATTCTTGGCTGACTAGAGAAGGATTTAGCAACAAAGAATTTAAGCTTCTTTCCAAAAATGCTCCTTATAGGAGAGTTATAAGAGTAGAACCTTGGCATGAAATGGATGTTTATGATCTTTCTGTAGAAACTCATAAAAATTTCTGCACTCAATCTCTAGTAATGCACAATTGTCAAAAAGATGAAGATGGTCATTCTTTTAAAGTAATTTCTGATAATGAAGATATCGTTGAGGAATTAGAAACATTATTTTACAGTACTCTTAATTTCGATCAATTGAATATTTGGGATAAAGCAAAAAGATTATTCATAAAAGGAGATGCTTTCTGGGAAATAGTTGTTGATCCCGATAGTCCTAAAGATGGAATCCTCAAAATTGCTGATTTACCTCCAGATAACATGTATCGTATTGAAACAACTAAAGGTAAACTTTTAGAATTCCAACAAGCAAAAGAAGGACCAGATTATCAAGCTTTAATGAAAGCCCCAATGGGTATGGCTACAGATGCAGAATTATCTCAATCTTTAGCTATTCGTTTTGCTCCTGACCAAGTAATACACCTAAGAATTGGTGATTATCGAAAATCATTCTATCCATACGGAGTTTCTTTAATTGAACCAGCTAGAGGACCAGCCCATCAACTTCGCATGATGGAAGATAGTATGGTCGTATATCGTTTAGTCAGAGCGCCGGAAAGAAGAATATTTTATATTGATATAGGCAAACTCCCAAGTTTTAAAGCCGAAGCCTTTATTGATAGGATGAAAGATCAATTTAGAAAAAAGAAATTAGTAAACAATAGAAATTCTCAATCTGGTCCTTCTGCCGTAGATGAAAGATGGCATGCTCCAGCAGTTGATGAAGATTATTGGATTCCAGTTAGAGGAAATTCAACCACTAGAATTGATACTCTTCCAGGTGCCCAAAACCTAGGTGAAATTGATGATACGGTTTATTTTAGAAATAAGTTATTTACAGCTTTAAATTTCCCTAAGAATTATTTTTCTTTAGAAGACCCAAATGCGACCAGAATAACGTTATCAGCCCAAGATGTTAAATTTGCCAGATTAATTGAAAGACTTCAAGCTTATATTGAATATGGTTTGCAAGAAATAGCAATTAGACATTTAAAATTAATAGGATTCCCAGAAAATCTTTATGAAAATTTAAAAATAAAGATGACACCACCTTCTGATTGGCGTGAATTAAGTCGAGCAGAAGTAGTCACTAACAGAATCAATAATGCCAATGGACTTAAAGGCTCGCAATTACTGTCTGACTTTGATATTTTGACTAAATGGATGAAATATTCTGAAGATGAAGCAAAAGAAATGATTGCTAGAATGAAGATTCAGAAACTAGAAGACTTAAAACTTCAAGTTCTTGCTCAGAATCCTCAATTACTTGGGGTTGGTATTCCAGGGCAGGGCGAACAGGAAATTTCAGCACAACCAGGTGGGCCTAATCCTATGCTTGGGCCAGAAGGACAACCACCATTACCAGGCCAGCCACAACCAGGAATGCCGCCAGAAGGCCAGCCTCCTCAAGAAATGGAAAAAGCAGCACCAACACCTGAAACTCCACAATCACAGGCTAAACCATTACCTAATCCAACCGATGAGGATATAACCAAATACGATATGGAACTTCAGGACTATGACCAAGATCAAGATTATGAAGAACCAGATTACAGTGAAGGAGAATAATGGAAATTAGACACGCAGCCAAATTTGCTATTCATAATAGGAATCAGCTTGAAAGAGTGAATATATGTGGATGTTATTATTGTTTTAAGATATTTGAACCTAAAGAAATTAAGGAATGGGTTGATGAAGATGATACTGCAATGTGTCCTTATTGTGAAATAGACTCAGTATTGCCAGAAGCACCAGATTGTATCATTACTGAAGATTTACTTAAAAAAATTAATAAATATTATTTCTAAATTGGATTTATGGT